CTGTGCTTGCATTAAAGCTTGTAAACCAGACTGACCTAGCGTTGCTTGTAGCTGTGCGCCAGTTCTACCACCTATGTTTGCAAGTTGAGCCATGTTTCCACCCATACCTAAAGCCGCTAATTGTTCTTGTTGTGGTACATAGCTTTGACCTAATAATCCTGTACCTAAACCTAACTGCTGTTGTTGTTCACCTAAAGCTTGTGATCTAGCTTGGTATGCCGCGGCATTCTTTGCTTCTTCTTGAGCTTTAGACAACGCAAATTGCTCTGGAGTTCCACCGTATTGTGAAGTACGTAAACCACCTCTACCTTGGGCTTGTAGCTGTTGGTTTAGCATTTGTTGTCTACGTTGTTCCTCAGGCATCTGTAAACCTCTAATTTGACCGTACAGGTCACTAGAGGCTTGGGACACATCACCAGTTACATTACCAAACAAAGTGTTTGCTTGGGCTTGCATAGCTTGCTGTTGTGCCATTTGTTGAGGAGTTAGACCTAAATCAAAACCACCAGTAGCGTCAACCGCTGTGCTACCTGTTCCTGTAGTCACAGTAAAAGGTTTAAAAGCAGACGTACCTACCGCTGTGTCTCCCATTTCCGTAGCCGCGCCTAAAGCTCCTCTACCTATGTCTAACGCATCACCGATTCCTTGTTGATCAGTATAATAACCTGACCCCAAATTCAATAAATCAGTTAAAAACCCATTTGCCATTATATCAATCTCCCAAGTAGTGCTAATATGTCAATTTTTTGTATAGAAAAAGCCGCGTCATTAATTTGCGCCTCAATGCCAAAGGTAACAACGCTTCCGCTACCTGATCCGTTTACTTTTGGTGTCTGTATTATAATAGATGCGGAATACTCAGCCGCTTCATTATATTCAGCAACACCATATTCAGCTAAATTGCTTGTTCCAAAATTAAATGATTGTTTGCTGTAATCTGTTAAATAATCATAACCCCAGTTTAAAGCAGTTTCTGTGTTTTGACCACCAATAATTGTTAAGTTAAATTTCTTCAAAAACTTTAAGTTAGAAGAATTACCAAAATCTACAGGATTACTAAAATAACGCATTTGGAATTTCTCTGCGTTGTCTAAGTATCCGCTGTACTTAACAATACCTGTTGGTTTGCCTATGTAAGTATCACCATTAGCTGTTAAAGCGTAACACAGTGGATTAATAACAGACCATGTTGTTACTCTGTGTGAGCCATCCTGTAATGCAGACCGCATATCAAAACAATAAACAATCTCTGACGTTTCAAGAGATAACAGATAAAAAGCTTCATCAGCACTGTAGTGTGCTTTGATAGGTGAGTTCTGTATTCTAACTAAAGACGTTAGCTCACTACGCACGTTCTTGCTTATGTCTCGCATAGGCATTGATTTTTCTTGTACAACACGTTGGAAGCTACGCACACCATCTTCAGATAAAAATACTAAATCAACACCTGTGTTTTTAACAGAGTCTCTTGCAATACAACCAACACCTGCAATTGTATCCGCTAAGGTCATAGTTGCAGGAACGCTTGCTCCACTGTAAACAAGAATAGACCGTCTGCCAAAAACAATTAAAAAGTCATTGTGTGCCGCTAATGCTGTTATTTCATCATAACCTGTAGGCCAGACACTAGTAACATCAAGGCTACCTGAAGAACCACCAGACCATTTACGCCCGTGTAGTAAGTCACTAAAATAAATAGTGTGCTTGTCTGCTGTTAAATCGGCAACCCAAAGTCTACCAAAAGACGCTAATACTTCATTGCCTTGTGGCTGTGTACCTGAAGCATTAGAAGCGTCTTCCGCTTCTGTTAGGGCGGTTCCATCATAAAGCAAAGGCTTGTGCGCTCTTTGATAAAAAAATAAATTATCGGCTAAAGACACTATCTTCCAATTGTTTGCTGTAATGTTTGTACCGCTAGGTGTAACATCAGTAAGCGTAGTTGTCCCTGTAAATATTTTATTGTTCCCCGCTGAAAAGACAGTAATAGAACCGTCATATTCAGTAAACTCAAAGATAGTCTCAATGCCTTTACTTGTGCCTAAAACACTAGCACCGTTTGTTGTAACAGGCTCATAGCCTTTACGAGCGCCTACACGACCTAATTGGTCAATAACACAGTTGTCTGCAATTGACGCAAAGGAAGGATCAAGACCAATAGGTGAGTCCTGTGTGTTTATCCCCGCAAATCCTGGGGCCGCAATTGTTAGCGGTTGTAGTTGTTGAGCCATTAAACAGCCGTCCAAATAGTTTCATCAGGGAATTGTGCGGCATCAAAAGCCACTGCATCAGCTATAGCTTTGTCAGCTAAACCAAACTGCTCTACAGCACTAGTACCGCCTGTCTCTCCTCGCTCTCTAGCACCTAACGCAGTTGCAAGTAAAACAACAGGGTGGTTAGGTATTGTTATTCTATCCGTATCCGCTGACAAATCAGGAGTACGTTGTACAACATTAAAGTTAAGAGAGTAGACACCATCAGGAGCAGGATAGACATCAAACGTATTATCTCCATTACTGTCTACGCTTTTGTATGTATAATAAAGAGGAGACCCTTCAGGAGCATCTTGATTCAAATATACGTTACGCATCCAACTAGAGCCTCTGCGTTGCATAAATGTATTACTTGTATCATTAATAAGATCAAGTATTTTCATTTGATTCTGCGAGTCAGTAATTGTATAGTTATACGTACCTTGAGAAGTGTTGATAGCCTTAGTAGTCCTAAGTGCTGTCCAATCCCAAGTTTGCTCTATTGTTTGCTTGGCTTCATTTACAAGCTCCCCAACAAGTTTAGAATAAGCGTTTTGTGAGACAGCGGATACTTCGTCTTCACGCAGTCTTCTTAAAACACTGTTTACTAGTTGTAGGTAAGTCATCCTCTATTCCTTTTTTCTGTATATAAAAAATCAACAAGTTCTTGAGTATCTTCAATCTTTGTATCAAACTCAAACATATCTCCAAACAAATCATCTGTAGTTCTTGAGGCTAACTTTGTAAGTCTTTCTGCTTCTGCGGCTTGTAACATACTGTCTGCGGTTGCACTAGTGGCTCCTAATATACCACCTAAACCACCTAACGCTAAATTTAACATGTCCTCTAAAGCATCACCTGTCCCGCCCAATAGCTCATCAAGAGTCTTACCCGTAGCGTTAGATAGTTCATCTAAGTTAGACTCTGCTGTCCCTACTAGGCCATCAATAGACTCTCCAGTAACGTCTATTAGGTCTTCTAGCGTACCTGCGGTTCCGTTAATTAAATCGTCAATAGATGACCCTGTTGCTTCCGNTAGGTCTTCTAAACTAGTCCCTGCGCTTTCTAGTAGCTCTTCAATTGTTTGACCAGTAGCATCAGCTAAGTCAGCTAAACCACTTTCTGCACCACCTAACAAGTCTTCTATAGACTGACCAGTAGCGTTAGCCATGTCAGATAAAGTAGTACCCGTGCCGCTTATAAGGTCTTCAATACTTGTTCCTGTACTGTTAGACAACTCTTCTAATATAGTAGCCGCTGTGCTTGCTAAACTGTCTAAATTGTCTGCGGCATCCCCTACTAAATTATCAATAGACGTTCCCGCTTCCGTTACTAAGTCTTCTAAAGCAGTATCAGTTTCGTTAATTAAATCAGTTAAAGCTGTACCTGTTTGACCTAACAAGTCATCAATAGTTTGACCAGTGGCTTCGGCTAGGTCTTGTAAATTAGTCCCTGCACCACTCACTAAATCATCAATAGTAGTTCCTGTAGCTGTAGCAAGTTCCTCTAAGGTAGTACCAGAGCTTTCTAACATGTCTTCTATAGTTTGACCTGTAGCATCAGCTAGGTTTTCTAGACTAGTTCCTGCACCATCAATAAGATCATCAATGCTTGTTCCTGTAGCCTCAGCAAGGTCTACTAAATCGCTAGACGCTTGGTCTCGTAACTCTGCTAAGTTAGTTTCCGCTGTAGTTAATAAATCATCAATAGTTTGACCAGTGGCTTCAGCTAGGTCATCTAAAGAAGTACCTGCTCCACTTACTAAATCGTCTATACTAGTACCAGTGGCGGTAGCCAAGTCTGCTAAGTTAGTACCCGCATTATCTAAAAGCTCGTCTATAGTCAAGCCCGTAGCATCAGCAAGGTCTTGTAGATTAGTACCCGCACCACTTACAAGGTCATCTATTGAAGTACCTGTGGCTTCAGCAAGAGCATCTAAATTAGTAGCCGCGGTATCTGTTAGGTCGCCTATAGCTGTACTAGTAGCAGACAACAGATCATCTAAAGACTCTCCAGTAGCTGTAGTAAGCTCATCTAAGCTAAGACCTGCCCCTGAAACTAAGTCATCTATAGAAGTACCTGTAGCAGTAGCTAGGTCTTCTAAGCTAGTCCCTGCATTATCTAAAAGCTCGTCTATGGTTAAGCCCGTAGCATCAGCTAAGTCTTGTAAATTAGTACCTGCCCCTGAAACTAAATCATCTATAGACAATCCAGTAGCTGTAGCTAAGTCATCTAAATTAGTAGCCGCAGTGTCCGTTAAGTCAGTAATTGCTGTACTGGTAGCACTAAACAAATCATCTAAAGTTGTACCTGTAGCAGTTGCTAGGTCATCCAAGTTTGTACTAGCAGTGCCTACTAAATCTTCAAGCGAGGTGCCAGTTTCAGTTATTAAATCATCTAAGCTTCCTGCCGCTCCACTAATAAGATCATCAATAGAAGTACCAGTAGCTTCCGCTAACTCTTCTAAGCTAGTCCCTGCATTGTCTAACAGTTCTTCTATAGTCTGACCCGTAGCATCAGCAAGGTCAGACAAGCTAGTCTCAGCGCCACCTAGTAGCTCCTGAATAGACACACCAGTAGCGTTAGCTAACTCTTCTAAGCTAGTCCCTGCCCCACTTATTAAATCTTCAATATTGACACCTGTTTCAGAAGTTAAGGTGTCTAAAGCATCTCCATACGTGTTATAAAGGTTTTCAAAGTATTCGTCTGTAAACTCATCTGTAGTGTCCTCTACATCATCCTCTACATCATCTGTAGTGTCTTCAGGTATAGTTGAAACATCTGGAGGTGTAAAATCTGGCTCTTCATCAAACAAATCAGTAATGTCAGAGTAAAAATTGCTAAGTTGATTGTACATTTGCTGTTGTTCTTGAGGTGAAGCTTCTATCCACTCAGCAAAAGAAATACCTGCCGCACCAAGTATTGTTTCAAGAGTATCACCTGTAGCGTTACCTATGTTGACAACTAAATCTTCCATTGTTAGGCCAGATTGATC